AACGTCATTGCGGTGAACAACGCAGCAACAACCAGCGAAACCGAAGCCATTCTTAAAAAGCGCGAACTTGACGCGCAGCTGGCCGCGATTCGCGCGAAGTACGAACAGCTGGACGGTGCCGTGCAGGCTACCACTGCAACGGTGGAAACCTACAAGCACGTCATTGTCTCGACTTACGAGGAAGACTTTAAGACGGCTGTCCTGAAAGAGCGTCTGTCGGTTCTGCAATCCGACTACACGCAGCGACTGAACGACGGCGTGGCTGCGCTGGTGAAATACGGCAGTGCCGCCGGGGCTGCCGCCGCCGCATTGCGCGAAATGCGCATCGCGGAAATGCCGCCGGACATCAGCAGCGCCATCGACATTCGCAAGTTGCCGAATCCCATGGGTATGCCGGGCCTGCCGGGCGGGGCCGTACTTACCGGCGCAGAGCAGGCCCGGTCCGCCAAGCGCAATGCCGAGATGATAAAGATTCTGTCGCGCGACACGGCGGGCGAGTGGAAGAAGGCGCAGCAGGCCATCTCCCGGCAAGTCTCCACCATTGTTACCGACCTGTCGCGCGGCCTGGCCGACATCATCGTAAGCGGCGGCAAGGTCGGGCAGAAATTCGAGGAGTTGGGCAAGCAGATAGCCAAGAGCTTGATCCGTACTGTTATTGAAAACGGCATCAACCAAGTCATAAAGGCGCTGGGCGGGCTGCTATCCAATCTCGGCGGCGTAGCCGGGGCCATCGGCGGGTTGTTTGGCGGCACGGCGAAGGCGGCTACGTCGGCCATCCCCGGCGTTGTGGGTGGCGCGGCAAGCGCAGCGGGCGCTGCGGTTCCGGCCGTGGCTGGCGGCGCGTCTACGGCTGTCGGTGGAGCGGCAGCGGCAGCGTCCGGCGGAGCAACGGCGATTGTAGGCGCGGTGGCCGGGGTAGCCTCGGCCATTAGCGGCATCATTGGGAACTTCCAGTTTTCGGCGATGAACAAGACGCTGGATCTAATCGAGAAGGAAGTCCGCTACTCGCAGATCCACCTTTTGCACCTGCTCCAAAAAAACAATGAGTACCTGCCGAAGCTGAAAGATATTTGGGAGTCGCTGATTCGCATGGAGACGCGGCAGATGGGCTTGGCTGGCGGCGGCGGGGCGGTGACCATTAATATCAGCACGACCGGCGACACGCGCCAGCTACTCGATGCATTGACCCGTGAGCTTAAACTGCTCGGAGTGATACCTCAGTGAGCATCGACGTCTACATCGGCGGATCCATCCGCGAGATTGTTCCGTACACGCTGTCGCTGTCGGCGACTCTGGGCAACCGGGCCACGTTTGGTTGTCGCGTGGTTTCGACGAGCGGCGCGTATCGGCCGCAGCAGGGCCAATTGGTCGAAATCTGGACCGGTGGCAACAAGCTCTGGGCTGGCAGCATCGACGAAGTGTCGGAAGTCTCGATAACCGAAGCAGGCGCGGCGGCAGGCGCCTTCTACGAAATCAGCGGCATCACCTGGGAGCAGCGGCTCGACCGGCGGCGGTGCTTCAACCCATCGACGGCGCTTCCGGCGCACTACGACGGCAGCTTCGTCTACACAGCCGACGCCAGCACGAATACGCTCACCACGGCGTTTGCGCATGGCAGGGCGAATGGTGACAAGGTCCGGGTCAAGGCGCACGCGCAGGGGGCCATTTGCGGCGGATTAAGCGGCACTATCGAGTACTTTGTGGTCAACGCCGGGGCGACCACGCTGCAGCTGTCTCTGACCTCTGGCGGCGGCGCGGTGGACATCACCGACACTGGGACGCTGGATCAAGTACTCGTGACCGGGCGTGCTGGGCTGATCGTGAAAGACCTGATCACCAACTTTGCATCCAACGAAGGCATCGGCACCACCAACGTCGATGACGGCGTCGTGGTGGACGTGGTCACTTTTGACGCATCGACCACGGTATCTGAGGCAATCGGGCAGCTTGCCGCGCTGTGCAACTTTGTCTGGTGGATTGACGAAGACCGCGAGCTGTACTTCAAGCCGCGCACGTTTGCGACCGCGCCATTCAGTGTCTCCACCAGCAGCGCGAACTATCGCAGTTTGCAGGCTCGGCGCACGAGAGAGGACAAGACCAATGCCACGCTGTCTCGTGTGCCAGCCGAGCAAGTGGCGGCACTGGTGGAGCCCTTCACGGGCGACGGCACGGCGCGGGCCTTTACGCTCTCGCGGCGGCTGGGGCAGATCGTCTCGATCCGGCTGAACGACCAAGACGTAGACTTCGGGCAGTATCTCAGCGACACCGACAAAGCATGGTATTGGCAGTTCGGCGCGACCGCGATTCGGCAAGACGCTGGCGGCGACGTGCTGACGACAGCCGACACGCTGACGGTATCGTATCGGGCGCTCGGCGCTGACACGATCACGGCGGAAGATGCGAGCGACATCAGCGGCACCATCACGCAGGAGGGCGGCGGCAGCGGACGCTACGAGGCGTTTTTGGAGCGCGATCTGGGGCAGGTGCAGGCGTTGGTCGAGGCCCAGCAGGTCATCGCGGCCAAGAAAGACCCGGTAACCGAAATCAGCTACGAGACGGACGAGCAGGTAGAGGCGCTGTGCGTGACCCTCCGGCCCGGCCAGATCCAGACCATCGCCAACACGCCGCGCGGCGTTTCGTCGTCGTCGTATCTGATCCACGATGTCCAGGTGACAGACGTGGCCGGGCTTTATCTCCGCTTCCGCGTCCGCGCCATCACCGGCACGAGCATCGTTGGCGTCCAGGAGTACTGGCGGGCGTTGGCCGGCATGGGCGGGGCGGTAACGACTATCAGCGGCACCAGCGGCGGCAGCAACAGCACGAGCACGCCGACGGCACCGGACAACGTCACGGGCCTGACGGCGACGAGCGAGTTTGCCGACGAGACCACGCTCCGCATTAAGCTGTTTTTTACCGCGCCGTCGCCTATGGGCGACTTTGTCGGCGTCCACGTCTGGGAAGAGCCGGTAGACCAGTCAACGGGCAGCGCGGTGCCACTCAACTCCTCCGCGACTCTCGGCGGCACGCGCAACCTGGGCGGCACCTTCGCACCGATTGACCGGGGCTACCATCTCACTTCGCCCGCAACGATCTACATTCCGCGCCCCACGCAGGCGGAGACCAAACGGTTCTACTTGGCCAGCTACAGCGAGACGGCCGAAGCCGAGTTGGTCCGCGCAGGCAACACCAACGCGACGCCAAGCGTCACCATTGCCGTCGGCGACACCGCCTACCAGTCGGGCGAAGAATACGCGCGGCTGGTGACCGGAGTCAGCGCGACCGTGCAGTACGACGACTCACAAGTAGCCTCGCCGAAGTACCGGTTAGTGTTCGGCTGGACCGCGCCAGCGTCGCCTCCGGCGGCCTGGCAGCGCGAGTTCGGCGGCGTGCAGATCGTCTACGAGTACGAGGATGGCAACCGGGCGCAAGGCCCGGCGCTGGCGGTGAATGAGACAACGGCGCGGAGCGACTGGTACGACCTTTACGTTGGGTCGTCGATGATTCGGTGTTGGTTTGTCTCGATGGACGCGAGCGAGAAGCCGCGCATCAACACCATCGTCTCGGGCCTGACGCCAACCGCCGACGCGACTGTTACTTGGCCGCTGGCTAGCCGTCCGGTACTGACGCCCTACGCCGACAACGTCACTGGCTTTTCGGCGACCAACGCCCGCTACGTGACTAACGGGCAAGGGCAGAAGTCTCTGCTGATCGACCTCGCGTGGGCGCAACCAAGCGGCGCAGCGGCTTTGGCGAGATGGGGCGGCGTGGTGATCTGGCTGCACCTGCCGAGCAACGAGAAAATTCAGGTGACCGGCGCGGAGACCGGAACCGGCCTGACGGCAGAGTTCTCGGCGTTCCCGCAAGCGGCGGCGACTTGGCTGTTCTACGCCGTTTCGATCGACAACAACGCCAACGCCAACACGGACGGCCGCAACCCGGCAGTGGGTACGCCATCGGCGACCATCTCAGTGTCGCCGCCGTCGGCTGGCACGGCTGGCACGGAATGGACCTCGCACGTGACCGGCGCATCGTTTGCGGCAACAACGGTGGCTGGATCCGACGGCACTACGCTACAGCGCATCACGGCGACGTTTACGGCTCCGGCTGATGTGACCTGGGGCGGCGTTGAACTGCGCGTCTACGACGGCGCAACGCTGCTGTCGTCGGTGGCCGCGACGCCGTCGCCCATCTCGCTTAACATTCCGAATCCAGCGGCGGCCACAACGGTGACGGCCAAGCTGGTCAGCTTCGACGTCAACAACCGCACGAACTCCGAAGTCGCCGGGACGCCGCAAAACACCCTGAATATCGGCAGCGCCACGGGAACGTTGGACCTGCGGAAGTATCTGCCAGCGTCGAGCGACCTGTT